GTCTGACTTTTGCGGATAACCGCATGGGTGTTAATCACTTAATCTGCATGGGCAAGGGCGACTTGCGGGATAGGCAGAGGGTTGATTTATATGTCGACCAAAACGGCAACATCGGCACCACGAAATACCATACGGGCTTATGGGAACGTGAACAGTATTTCGACTATCCTAACGCGGAGAGCCTTGCGGAACTGACAAAGCAGGGCAAGAAACGCCTTAAGGAAGTCATGAGTAAGAAAACGCTCCAGATAAACCGGATACAGGATGTTGAAATGGATATAGGCGATATCGTGACTGGCAAGCACACAGTGAGCGGTACGAGCGTATCAGCCCCGATAGACCGCAAGAGCTTTACTTACTCAGGCGGTACGATGCGCTTGGAGTATCATGTCAAGGAGGACAGATAATGCGAATAGTAACAGGATACAGAGGAGAGCCGCACGTCGTCTCCGATGACTTACAGGCTTTCAACAAAGGCGCAATCGGGGACACTATCCTGCCGATTGGACAGCGTCTCCATGCGGAGCTTACCACATCAAGCAATCTTCGCATCTATGACGGCACGGCAATCATGGGCGGGGTAGAGTTCCGCGTCGAGCCGGGGACATATGACGATGTATCAATCGACAACGGCACGCAGGGAATGAACCGCACCGACCTCGTTTGCGCCAGATACGCGCGGAACGGCAGTACCGGAGTCGAGAATATGACATGGGCGGTGTTAAAAGGTACGCCTACGAGCGGCACGCCGCAGTGGCCTACGGTTCCGACGGGGGACATTATCGCAGGGGCGACGGATGCGTATTTCCCGATGTTTCGCGTTTCGCTTGCGGGGCTTACTCCGGCGGTCGAGGAGCTGTGCAGTGTGCTGACTGCTGCAGCTGATAATCAGGAAACGATTACGAGCCTTCCGCGAGCAATCCAGAAAAGTTCAATGGTCGTAAATGGAACGACGAAAGACGACGTGACGCTGTGGACGGTTCCGGCGGGATATAACCTTGAGGCGATGGCGGTCACGGTCACAAATCCGTACTACAAAATCAATCCGGTCGTTCCGATCGCGACATATATCGATGAAAACAGGCGAGTGCATGCGAAGCTTAACGTCAGCCGGATAAGCGGATACTGCCGCTTCAACTACATCGTCTGGTACTGGGGGGATTAAGGTATGAGCGTATTAACACTAAACGTCGACGAGGTCATGCGGACGCTCTCCAACGACGGGCAGTACCCTTTTGTGGTCAACGACAAGACCGTCGACATCGTCCGCTTTGCGCTGAACACCGGCTTTACGGACGTAGTGCTTGACGAATATTCTGCCCTCCGTGTCATGTATCAGAGGCCGGGCGAGACGGAAGTCAGGGCGCAGACGCTGACGTATTACGATACGGACGGCTTACACAACTACTACGACTGGCAACTGCTCAGTGCTGACCTTGCGGAAAAAGGCACGATCACGGTCGCGCTCTGTATTCTGCGGGCGGATGGAGACGTTGAGGAGTGGCACACGACTCCGTGCCAGATACGAGTGCTCGATACCATCCACACCGACGACAGCGACGAGGGAGACGAGACGATTACGCCGACGGTCGCTCAGAGGGTGGCGGTACTTGAGAGCTTGATACAAAGCATCGCAGGCTCCGCGCCTGTCGCAGTAAGCGATACAGCTGATATGACGGACACAGCCAAGATTTATGTGCTGACGACAAATAGTAAGTGGTACTACTATACCGGATCGGAGTGGGCGGCAGGCGGCACATATGGATCAGCAGGGACTGACAAGACGCTCAGTGTCTCGGGCGCTCCGGCCGATGCCAAAGTGACCGGGGATGCGGTGAGGAATGTAGCAAATGCAGTTAATAACATAGACCGACGCGTTGATAACATCATAGGCCAGACAGGCGATAGCAACACGGAAATTGTCGACGCCAGGCAGGACGCTGTTGGGGTTGTACACAATACTCTTAGGAGCAGACTGCTGACAGATTATCGCAACATCACTAACTCGCCAAATAACACATATCTTTTCGCAGAGAGGGTATTACAGTACGACTATCCTTATGAGCATACGCTCAATGGCTTTTGTTGTGACGATGACTATTTTTATGTAACATCCGTTGCGAGGAATACGATTCCTGCGGATTTCCAAAAGACTAAAATCTTAAAATTCAGCAGATCAACGTATGAACTGGTCGCAGAAATTGAAGGTGATTATGGTCATGCAAACTCCCTTACAGTAGATAGGGCGAACCATGTGCTGTACTCTGCAAAATGCTTCTACTATGAGGTAGACGGTAATGATGTAGTGCAGTCTATGCGGTCTAATGATATCAATGTTTTTGATGTTAGTGGCAGCAGTATCACATACGTCAAAACTATCAGCACAGATTATCGATCTGGTTCTGTGGCATTCTGGAGCGACACTCTTTATATGTACTATGAGGAGGGAGCGATTTTTGCTATTGATACGGAGACGGGCGCAGCTACTCCGTATTGTACACTTAGTGATACTGGGACAGGAACTGCACAGCAATCAATAGATATAGATGATAAGTTCATATATCGTCTGACCAGCACAGATTCGTCGATAGCATACAGTGGAGGGATACTCGTATATGACCACGAAGGTAACTTCATAAATCGAGTTGCGATCTCAAACGGATACAGGATTGGATTTGTTGATGAGCTTGAGGATCTTACGGTCGAAGATGGAGTTGCATATGTTGCATCCTGCCAGACAGACAGATCGGAACCTGCTCCATACAACAACATGCGAAACGTACTGGTGCAGAAAATCTATCTGACCAACGCACTGCCAAATCTGAACGTCCTTGACGGGAGATTCCTTGCGAACAATCCGTCATATCGTGCGCCAATCAATGTGTATGTTGACTGTAATACGACCAAATACAAGGCTGATGGAACAAGCGCATATCCGTTCAAAAAAATTCGTGATGCACTGTTCTATATGCAGTTCTGTGATAAGGGGAAATACTTCATTTCTGTAAAAGGTGGGAGATATTCGGAAACGCTCAAATTCGTCAACATGGCTGGCGTAGATGTCAGAATCCAGAGATGGGGAAGTGATGCGGTCATCCTTGATAAGCCGATAACAATGTTCGATGGGGTAATAGAGTTCCGCCAGATTACATTTGATGTTACCAATAATCCAAGGGGGACGCTAGTGTGTGATGCTTCGTGGAACTCGGAGCCATTAAGACTCTCTTTGAGAAACTGTAATTTCATTGCAGATGAATTGATAACAGGTACGCACTACGGCATTTATAATTCAAAGATTTTTGGTGCTACGATTCATATTGTTTCTGACACTTACGACGCAAATGCAAGCGGAATTATCCATTATGCTCCATATTGCAGGACGGAATTGTGGCAAAGACCAAATGACAGAGTTAATAAAGACATATTCAGGGTCAACAATGGAAGCCTTATTCATAGTAGGGTCAGTCTAAGTGGAGACGCAAGCATAGACGGTATATTTAATCCCGGAATTTATATGATTGTAGGTAATTCTGGTAGTGAGTTACCTTCTGGGTCAAATGGATGGCTAATAGTGCTGTCTCAGCCTTTGTATGGTGACGCATACAATACGTTGACAAAGCAAATCTTCTTCCGAATGGGTACTGCGGGAAAGACAGATAATCATGTTTTCCACCGTACATATGGTGGCGGTGTATGGGGACAGTGGTACGAATTTGCATTCAAGGAAGGCAGTATGCCTTCTGGGACAACAGTGACATTTGGTTACGGTAATTTCACTGGATATACAACAAGTTCAAAGAGAGAACTTGCGTTTATAATTCCTCTGAATTTCGAAGTTCCTGCAAATTTGACTAATGTCCGATTTGTCACTGCAAATATTACAGTGCGAAATAATGGAGTGTCGGTATCGTCAATCGGGTTGGAAGATACGAGCAAAATAACATCTTACACAATCGAACGTGTTAATGGCATAGGAGTAAAAGCTGTATTAAATTTCAATACAGATTTTGTAAACAACAATTTTGGATCAATGCTCAATAACAATGTAGTTAACGTGTTTTTCCAATCGTTAAACTCAGGTCTTGTATTCACTGATCCGAATGCACAGCCAGACACGCCAGATGTGCCCGACGATGAAGGGGAAGACCCGGTAGACAACAATAGCGAGGGGGGTAGCTCATGACGATCATAAACACAAGCCCCGACCGCATCATACAGCTCGGCTATGAGGGTGAGGACAGAGTAACGGTTCTTCGCTTTCGATATGGCAAGGACTGGCTCGAAAACGGAGAGGGAGTTTTTACAATCAGGGTTCTGCGACACGGTGAAAATCAGGCGTACAATGCGGAATTAGTCACTGACGATCTGACGCACATGGAATTGCTCATGACGGTCACAAACGTGGAATTATCCGTCAAGGGTTCCGGCGAGATGCAGGTGGTGTATTCAGGTGCGGATTTCGTCAAGAAAAGCCCGATATACAGCTACAACGTCAGCAGGGCAGTAGACGAGGCAGTCGACCCGCCTGCGCAGGATGTGTATTCGCAGATAATTGAGAGCCTGTCCGAATTACAGACGGATGTGCAGGGACTTACTGATGCGATGGAAGGTATCGGCAATCTGGCAGACCTGACCACGACAGCGAAAAACGACCTTGTATCGGCTATCAACGAGGTCAACGCAAAAGAGGGCAGTACGGTCACGGTAGACGATGCGCTGTCTGCAACGTCCACGAATCCGGTGCAGAACAAAGTACTTACTGCACGGATTAACATCTTGGATTCGGACGTAGGAACGCTCAGAACGTCCGTACAGAGTAAAGCTGATATACAGACGGTTTCCGCACTGTCTGACGCTGTAAACGGGCTTGATTCGGACGTACAGGGCTTGCAGACTACTGTGCAGGCTAAAGCTGACACGGCAACAGTCACGGCGCTGTCGGGTACGGTGAACGGATTACAGACGGCTGTACAAAGCAAAGCGGACGCTCAGACGGTGACGGCTTTATCTGGCACTGTATCGGACTTACAGACGAGCAAAGCAGACAAGTCTTATGTGGATACAGGGCTTGCCGGGAAAGCATCCACAGCAACAGCTACGGCGTCTTCTGACGGGCTTATGTCCGCACAGGATAAGAGCCGATTGGATGCGGTCTATGCAGACTATTCGTCAGCACTTACGGCATTGGGGGTGATTGAATGAGTACGCCTTTAACAGATAGCATCAATGCACTGACCGCTTATGCTAATGAGATCACAGGAGCAAGCGACACAACTCTGAGTGATGCGGTATATTCGCTTGTAGAAGGGTATGGGCAAGGCGGCGGAGTATCCATAACAGATGGGATGGTTATCACAGAATGGGATGCGGCAGGAACAAGGCCAAAGGCTGTAGAGATTTACGGGAATGTGCCGATCTATATGTTTGGACATTATAACAACGCCAGTAGTCTTGGAATAAATCTCACAAGCGTTACTTTTCATAACACAGAAAGAATAGGCTCTGGGGCGTTTCAGAGAGCAGGATTACAATCAATAACTATTCCTGACAGTGTTAATTCGATTGGCGAACAATGTTTTAGAGGGCAGACGGCACTTGCGCATTATGTCCATGAAAACGCAAGAGATTTGTATGGATATAACAAACCTGCTGTTAAGGCGCTTAACTATGGTCTCAATCATCTCGAAGATATGCAGTTGGGGGCGGTGGGGAAACCTGTGACCACCATATATAAAGACGCATTTTCAAATAACAATGCACCAAGCACCGCCGTGTTCACTATTTATGCCACAGGCGATAGAGTTGGCACTCTTTTGACAGCAATGCGCACGTACCTAACCACACAGCAAATTGTTTTCAAAGCGGCAGAAGCCACAACCTACAACGGAACATCCTACGCCGCAGGAGACACCATTATTATTACATCGACGCCGTAAAAGACGGTCGCTACCATAAGAAAGGAGCATAACTTATGTGCACATTTCTCACAGAACTCAACAAACGTCCCGATGGTATCATAAATTCTTCCGTCACGTCCCGTTCATCTCTCGCAACGGGGCTTGCACTTTATTATGACCGTGCAAGCAAGGCGGTCACATCCACGCAGTTTACAGGGGTGGCACTGACGCTCACGGACGAAGACGGGAACATCATCGAAAACAAGCACTTTGACACGCAGTATACGGAGGGCGAGGCATAATGGACTTATCAACTTTTTCTTACTCACACATCTACTGGATCTTCCTGCTTCCGTTGATTGGCGCTGGCGCCGACATCGTGACCGGATGGATTCAGGCATCTATCAACAACTGTTGGAAAAGCGTCATCATGCGCAAGGGGCTGTACCGTAAGTCTGGCGAACTGCTCATAGTCGTACTCGGTTTTGTCGCAGAGCAGGCGGTTCCCGTAATCGGGCAGTATAAGCTCGCGACATGGATAAGCCTCTACATCTGTATCATGGAAGCTATCAGTGTACTCGAAAATCTCGATAAAGCAGGTGTCGGCTTTCCGAAGTCAATACTCCGCAAACTGGGCAAGGTAAAAGAGGAGCTTGACGGTGACGATGACCAGAAATCAGCTTAAACAAATCGCAAGGCTCTGCGTACAGGAGCAGGGCGGGAGCGAATCCGGTGTGAAGGGCGAGGCTAGTCTTATGGCTAACCTTGCCGGAAAGCACGGCAGAGAAGTCTACGAATACGTGCGCAATTCCGGGTGGTTTTCTCGTGCTTCCTACTGGATGGAGAACGGGAGCGCAACACAGGAGCAGGTCGACTGGGTCGAGGACGTCCTGGTCAACGGCAACGCCACACTTCCGCCCTACGTGGACGAGCATGACTGCTTTAGCGATATCGCATGGATAAGCACGGGAAGCGTCAGAGACCGTTCGGCGTACATTAAGGACGTTACGGTGATTCGTAATCGGTACGGAGCAACGTATACCTTTTACTGTTTCCTGCATGAGCACTCCGACCCGTTCGGATATACGTCGAAACCTTCCGATGCAGACGGGATATTCTTGGAGGTGGGCACATGATTAGTCAGAAATGGCTCGACGCAGCAGTCGAAGAGGCTTACAAGTATGCACACGATCATTGTCACTATGGTGCTACTGACCGCTCTTTTCCAGTCGGAGAAGACGGGAAGATGGACTGTACCGGCTTAATGCTTCGTGCGCTGTATCTGCTTGGACTTGTGGACTATCCGCTGAACTGTGACCAGATAGATATGCTCATGGGACAACTCGGATTCGTTAAGTCTACGGACATTGAGGACGTTTACCGCTATCACGGTTTTGTGCAGTGGTGCTATCCGCACGTAGTAGGTACGGAGCATGTCAACCACACATATTATTCTCTGGGCGGAGACGGTCGGACGATTTCCAAATACGACACCGGATCGGAGACGAGACTGCGGTCTGCACAGCCCTTTACGGGCGTTCCGGCAGACGAGTGGGGCGGTCGGTACGTTTTCAAGCATATGTGGATTTTGCCGGAAGTACCGGACAACGGAATCTATTTAAAGGTAGGTGATTAGATGGGCGTATCAGCAAAGCAGTTTGTCAAAAAGGCTCTCAGCTTCGAGGGCTACCGGGAGAAGAACCACGCAAGCGCCGACCTGGAATCGTTCACGGCTGACGCAGGGGACGGCAACCATACCATCTTTCAGCAGATAAGCGTCGGGTGGACAGGCGACCAGTGGTGTCAATACTTCGTGGACGGTGTTGCGGTCATGCTGACGGGGAGCAGAGACGCGGCGAAGCGTCTGCTCTGTCAGGATGAGCTTACGAGGATGACTGGATACACTCCGGACGGCTCTCAGTGCTTCAAAAATGCAGGGCGGTGGTATCAGGTTCCGGAAGTCGGAGACGTGATTTATTTTTGGTCGCAGTCGAAACAGAGAATCGGACACGTCGGCATCGTGTATGATGTGGACAGGGCGAACAAAATCGTGTACACAATCGAGGGGAACACGAACACGTTCGAGCGTCCGGATGGGGATGTGGAGACCAACGGCGGGACGGTCGGGCGTCACGCATACGATTATTCCAATGTTGGCCAGTATGGAGCAGCGGTGCAGGGCTTCGGGAGACCGAGGTATTCGGAGACACTGACAGACGGCGTATATTTCCAGATAGGAGGGTGAGAGATGGCAGTAACATACAAGGTTCCGCAGATTAAGAACGGGGACAAGGGCATCGCAGTCGTGCTCTTTCAGGCTATTATGAAGTACAGGATCAACGGCATGAGCGGCAAGCCTTTTTATGAGGGCGAGATAGACGGTGAGTTCGGGCCGCAGACGGAGAAGGCCGCAAGACGTTACCAGAACGTCATGCACGAGATGGGATATGATTTCTCTGTGGATGGTATCGTCGGAAATCAGACATGGGAGTCCATTCTGGGCGGATTGCAGAGAGTATAAGACATCAAAACGGGGAGGGCTTTGTGCTCTCCCCTTCTTTTTGTGTGCGGAAATAATGCGGAATCACTGTTTTTCACTCTTTAGTACTTATTTGCACATTAATATAAGAAAATACCCATTTCATACCACGTATTTACACGTATTACCACATCGTTGTACAGCCCTACCGGCTATCTAACCTCGAAGCCCGGAAGTGTAGGTAAAACCTATGCTTTCGGGTCTTTTTTATGGGTTCGAGTCGGGTGCTATGCGGAATTTGTGCGGAAAATCTCTTTAATTGGGACGATGTTTGATAATGTTGGATAATGTTGGATAATGTTGGAAGCCTACAATATGCT